CGCGCCGAGAACGGTGCTTGCGGGTTTGCTAGCGATACTTGCAGATACACTTCCGCCACTTCCTATTGATTCTCCAATGGAAGCAAGCAAAGCACCCATCGCTGCCGCCATTGCCGCAATACGCGCAAAAGCTGTGTAGGGATCTCCTAATCCTTGTGTGGCAATCGCCGCAACAGCCTGAACAACAACAACAGCCCTCTGAGCGATTTCCATTGCCTTCGCCGCTTCTTCCCATTGCTTGGCCGCTTCTGAACCTTCAGCGTAGATTGAGGCTATATCTAAACACGCATTTGATAACAGACCAAAACTGTGTGATAGGGATCGGAGTTGATGATTAAACAATTCGGTTGACTTAATTAAATCATTTTTAAATACATCTTCTATTGCTTTCCCAGTTCTCTCTGCGATTTTTTCGTAGGCTTTCATAGCCTCATCAATATCACCACCATCATCTAACAATTTTGTAATATTGTCGGCCATCCGCTGGTCATCTTCCATGATCTGAAGGATTGCTTTTTCGTGTCCATCGGCAATATCAATATTCATTTGCGCCATTAATTGGCGATAGTTCTCTGCGTTTTGCTTTTGTTTTGCGGATATCTTTGATTCTTCTTCAGCCTTGTCATGTAGTATCTTAAGATAATCTTGCTCATATTTTTCAAGTTCTTCCCATTTTCGAGCTTCATCTTTAATGTATAAATCTACTATAAATTCATGCTGTTTTTGTGCTTCTCTGTCTGCTCTGTGTGAATCTGTTTTTACCTTATTAGTTTTCGTTTCAGCGTCTAACCGTGCTTGCGCTGTTTTCCTGATAGCGTCTATTTCTGCTTGCGCCTGTTTAATAGGATCAACTTTCGGAGTCGCAGGCATTACTTTTCCTTTTACTTGTGGCGTTTCTGATCCTCCACCCATTCCAGTAATATCATAAGACGGTACGTTACCCATCGCTACAACCATGTCATACATTCCAGCAATGATGGTTTTAAAGAACCCCGCAGCTGCTAATTTAGCGTTATTGTACGACGCTTCCATTCTGTCAATTTTATCAGCGGCGGAATCAACAGCTTTTGTTTGTTCTTTCTGTAATTTCTCATAATGTTGCATCATAAGAAAATACATTGCTTGCGCTCTTTCGGCCTCGGTCAATTTGCTTTCCAATTCGCCAAATGCAACACCCAAATCTATTGTGGCGCCAGCAAAACTTTTCAATCCTTTCATTTTTCCTGATTCAAGAGCTTCTGCCAGTTTTTTCAATGCTTCGGTTGGACCCATGTTAATAGTATCGCCAAGCAAAGCAGCGGCCTCGGACAGTTTTATCATCTGTTCCGGCTTCATGCCTTTGGCAATACCGCCCAGGGCGACTTCCATTAAGTCAACATTGGCTATCATGCCGTCACTTGCCCGCGCCATTGCCTTGACCATTTCATCGGCGGTTGTATTGTACTTTTTAGATAGGTTGTTTAATATCCCTTCTTGCTCTGCGTAAGCCGCGCCGATCTTTGCCAAATCCCACGCCTTATTCATTACAACCATTGCCGCGCCGATGGCCACACTTGCCGCAATCCAGTTCTTTTTCAGTCCTTCAAGCATGGTGGTATGATGGCCGTATTGCTGTTCGTTGATTTGCCTGATCTTATCGGCGGCCATTTGCTCGGCTCGCATACGTTCAGCGGCAGATGATTTAGAATTATTTACAATCGCATTCTGAGCGTTGATAATATTATCCCGCATGGCGTTGAAGATTTTGTCTGAATGACTGCCTAACCTTCTCCAATCTTCTTCCATTTTTAAGGAAGTTGATTGGGCCTGTTTAAGTATCTTCGCTTCGCCTTTTGTAAACTCGGTTGAATCTAATCCGAGTTCGACAAAAATATTCCCTAGTCTCTTTCCCGCCACTATTCAGCCCCACAAATAGACTTTACTTCGCTCATTGACTGTTGAAATGCTGGACGCATAAACGGTTTTTCAAATTCAAAAATATCAGCATAGTAAGCAAGGTTGTTTCCCGCGTAAACTCTGATATTGGTAAAATCTGCCGTTAGCCTTCCTTCTTTTCCGATGTCATCTTTTTTCTGAACCACTCGGCAGCTGTGGAGAAGTTGTCCAAATTCCCTAGCTGTCCACTTTTTACCGGCGTAAGCACCAGTCTTGTAAATCGGCCTGCTAATTCCTGTTGTTGCACCCGTTCCTATTTTGCTGCGTAGTTGCCTTACGGTATTATCCTTGACGAGATGGGCGGCATCTAATAGACGATTATAGGCCATGCCTTTAAACTCGTTCAGGACGCTTGGATTCCAAGATTCTACATGCATAATATGTCCTTAATAATTTGTTCTTGCAAAATCACCGTGAAGTTGTTTTGCTGCTTTGTCGTAGGCAATGGCCGCTTCTTGCTCAGAATTAAAACAACCCAAATGAATCGTATTCTGATTGCTCGTTATCGTTGAGGTGAATTTTCTGTTTTTTTTATGCCAACTTACGCCTTTCAATTTTGATGAAATTTTATCTAATCTTGGCTTTAGATTTCTGTTATTTTGCCTATGCGTACAGACGCGTAAATTACTTTTCTGGTTGTTGAGACCGTCACCATCTTTATGGTCAACCTCCATATTTTCTTGAGGGTTCATAATTACTCTGTGCATTCCGGTAATTGGGTCTTTCCCGTTAATTCTTCCAGTATGCCTGCAAGCATACCAGTTGTGACGATCCCAATGAGCAAACCATTTAAATTGATTTAATTTATCGAAATCTTCGTCATCAACGATGGAAACTTTATCTTGAGTTAATTTAATTTCCCGCATTTTCTCTTTCCTTGCCTAAGAAAAAGTGAAAAACTTTTGTCACCAGTTCAAAAACTCTTACTGGATCTCTGACCTTGTACCTGTCAATAGCTTGCCAAAGGGCGACGTGGTTAATGTCGTAAATGTTCTCTCCAACAGAAACAATCTGACCTCTACATAATAGATAAATCTTTGCTGCATCTTCGTTTTCCGGTAGAAGAATTACTCTGCATTTTACACAGGCTTCTTCACCTTTCTTTGCTGCATCACCGTAAACTCGACAAGCTGGACAGGTAGGTGCGAGTTCCCGCACCCATTCCGCCCAGTCAATCAGTTTTTTTCAGCGGCCTTTTCAGCTTCGATTTTAATTCCCGACAACTTTTCAAGCCTGTCATTACAGAAACGTAGAAACGCCGGAACCATTGTAATCAGTTTGTACTTGTTTTCTTTTGTGCACGGGATTAACTCTTTCTTGGGGGTTTTAATTTCCCAACTTTCAATGGCCTCATCCCAAAATGCCATTGACTGTTCCTTTTCCTGTTCACTGTTTTGCTCAGTGATAGGGACGGCTACCATTTGTCTGGTATCTGGATCCTTGGCGAAGAATGTTGTTTTCTTCCCTTTATATTGTTCTCTGACAAGTCTCATCTTTTCGGGGTCTGGCTGTCTGAGACATACACGCTCAACATTTTTCTCATCACAGGCTAACCATTCAATTTCCCGAACGGTTCCATCAAGATTTTTATGGACAACTGAATCCTGATATGGAAACCAAACACCTACGCCTAATTTTTCAAGATCAAACATGAAACGCTACCTTTCATCCTTTCGGATAAGCGCAATTAAGCGCCTGTTAAATGTTAAGCGGCGGAGTAAGTTCCTACTTTTTCCATTGCCTTTGCAGATACCTGGCCTTCAAAAGAACAGGTACCCAAACCGCTCTTGTTAATTGTCGGGTAATCGGCTTTGGTCATAAAAATCAAACCACCAGCAGCAACTCTAAAGAAACAAGAAGTTGAGATGTAGAAATACAGACAATCAACACCCGTTCCTGATGCTGCCAAGTCCCTTAAAACGTCCTGTCCTGTGGTATCGGCTGGATCATAATTTCCCGAAAAAGAAACCTTCCCCGGATCACCAATACCCGCATTGACGAACTTTTTGACGGTATCGCCAAAAGCCGTGTCTTCCTGAATATCAGGAGTAAAACCGGTAATAGAGAACGTCCCCATTCCCGCTACAATGTTGCTGCCGTACATCACCTTTGCAAATTTGCCGCCTATGCTTGCCATGATAAAATCCTCCTTAAATTTTGTCGCTATTGATTCAGGGCAAAGAAAAAGGCGGACATGGTTATGAGGGTTAGCTCTAACCAGCCGCCTTGATTCTTTCTTGCGTTCCCTAAACCCCGTCGAGTTTTCGGGAAACCCTAAATTGTTAAATTATTTTAAATCCCCCCTACGCCGCCTTTGGAAACATATTTTCCGGTTTTAAAATTTCCGGTTCATCTTTCGGTATTCCAAAAACTGTTGAATCGATTTTTGGCGCATCCGCGTATGTATCGTAAAGCCATTTCCACCGCGCCGCAAATATTTCATCGGGAAACCAACTAAATGGCCTCATACAGTAATGTTCGCAAAAAGCATCTATTATCCACGCCGTTTCCCCGCGTTCCCATGCCTGAAGGACGCACATCGTCCCGTAAAGGTCAAATCCATCAAGCCTTTCATCAAACCGAAATCCTTTTTTAAGGTTTATAATTATTACCGCTTCATCAAAACAACTCGCCGGGATAGGGAATTTATGATCTGTATTAAATTGTAAGGGGATACGCATATCGTGAAACTTTCCCGCTATGCTTCCTTCCATATCCTTTCCGACTACTCCGGCCACAACCCAACTTTCGGGAAGTTCAGAAATTTTTCCCTTCATTAATTCTACCCAGCCCTGCCTAAAAAACATATCCTGGTGGGTTAAGACTGCAATGTCCGCACCCTCGACTTCCATAATGCCCAAGAGTTTATTTAATCCCTTTGTTGCCGATTCGGGGTCTTTGATGTAGTGGCAATGAATTTCGGGATTAAGTTCTGATTGCTGTAAAACCATGTTGTATCTTTGAAAATCGTTTATCAGAACTCCGAAAGAAACCTTGACCTTACCAACGGCGTTTTGGGTCACTTCGATAAAGTTTTCAATTTGACTCTCGTAGTCAACGATAAATTCATCATGGTCGCTTTTGATTTCTTTACCTATAACTACTACCTGACAACCGCATTTTTTAGCCTCGGTTATCAACATTGTATTGTTGTCGTAAGTGTAAAAAGTGTCTTTCTCATTTAACAACTTTGCCAATTCTTCCCGCGTGTGCGGCCATTCGTGGGTAATTTCCGTCATCTCATATTTGATAATGGTTTTGTAATGTATGTCGTCATACAGAATCTTGCCCTTGCCCACCCAGAAACACCCGCCAGAGCGCGGCCTGTTTTCATTCTTAAAGAAGTCCTCAATCAATGGCACCATCAAAACCGGAGCATCATAATAAAGTTCGCTCCATGTAAAAACAATTTCATTTTTGTCATATTCTTTGTCACCGCCAAGCAAGCCAGGATAATTTAAAACCCATCTAGCCACGGTCTTACCATTTAGCGGATTACCCGCTACAGTTTCGGGATAAATCACGATTGAATCGCAAGGGGCCGAACCACCCTGACAAATGGATACCTGACACCCTCTTTTAATGAGTTCATCTTTTAATTTATATAACGCTCTAACGCCTGCTGATGTATGTCTGTAAGGTGGCGCCATTATAATATAAGGTAACTTCATGCGGGTTTCCTTTCATCTTCGAGACTTCTTTCGTCAATAGTCGAATCCCAATCATCCCGCGCTTGTGCGGCCTCATCCGGCGTTCTACGTCCTACGCTCATAAAAGTTCTTTCGCTTCCCATTTCAGTGGCTTCAAGCCAATTAAAGCAAATCCATTCTTCCCGCGTTATTTCCGTTAAAAATTTTGTCATATATCCCCTTTCTATTTTTCAACGATGATCGAATAATCAACCGCCCAATGCTTTACTTTCTGTAAGCCGTCCGTGGTGGTCACTTCATCCGTCATGGTTGTTAAGTTCTGCCTTGATGTCATTACGTTTGTCCATCCGGTTATTGTAAGTACAGCGTCATCAAGCAATGTTTTTAAATCGTTATACATTGTGGCAATTTCAGTCGCGCCGGTCGATGAAGAAAAAAGCGATACCTGAAAAAGAATTTCATCCATGTCCGTTTTAAAATTATCATCAGGAACGCCTGAAACAATCGAATAAACCACATAAGGAAACTGCGCGCCCTGCGGAGCCTCATCAAGATAAATCCGCCCGCCGACTGATGTTGACAGAGCCGATCCCGTAAACTTACTTTTTATGGCCGTTAAAATATTAAGCATTTTCCTTACACGTCAAAAATAAATATTCTCTCTTCTCGTC